GGTGGCGGTGGTGCGGGAGGATACAGATCTTCAGTTTCTGGACAAAATTCGGGTGGTGGCGCTGCTGCCGAGTCTCCTCTTTTTGTTTCTGCCGGAACCTCTTACACAGTAACCGTCGGGGCTGGAGGAACGGCTCCTGCATATGCTGGAAACGGCGGGTCAGGCATAGTTATTGTTCGCTACCCTGGCGCTCAAAAAGGCACAGGCGGCACAGTTACTTCTTCTGGTGGCTACACAATCCACACTTTCACAAGCTCTGGCACGTTCACAGCATAAGGAATAAATCATGGCATTGACTAAAGTAACAGGCGGAATGATTGACCCAACGGCAATTACTCCAACCTCTGTATCAGACCAGGCAAACTCAAGTACCGGTTACTTTCAGTTGCCATCGGGAACTACAGCGCAACGACCAGGCTCTCCGCAAAACGGAATGATGAGGTTTAATACCGATTCAAATAAATTAGAGTTTTACAACACAGCTACTTCTAGTTGGGCATCTGTTGCTGGAATTGTTGCCACAGGTGGCACCGTCACTTATGTTGGTGGTTACGCCATTCACACTTTTACAACTAGTGGAACATTTGCAGTTACAGCGGGCACAGGAACAATTGAACTGCTTGTTGTTGCTGGTGGCGCTCAAGGCGGCGCAAATGATGGAACTCCAGGCGAATCTGGCGGAGGTGGTGGTGCAGGTGGTTTAGTTTATGTTGCACAATTTCCTGTATCTGCCGGAAATTATTCTGTAACTATTGGCGCTGGCGGCTCTGGGGGGCCTCCCGGTTCTGGTGGTGATGGGCGTAGTGGTGTGCAGGGAAGTGACTCTGTATTTGGCGCATTTACCGCTCTTGGTGGAGGGTACGGCGGTATTCAACCGGGCGGTGGCGGTGGTTCTGGCGGCGGCTCTGGGCGGGCTGATACAACCAACTCATCATCAACACAACCATCTACTGTAAATGGGTATGTAGGCGCAGGATTTGGATTTGGCGGCGGTGCGGCTGGGGGTAACTTATCTAAATCTGGTGGCGGCGGTGGCGGCGCTGGCGCTGTTGGTGCTAATGCTGGTTCATCTCAAGCAGGCGCTGGCGGCGTTGGTAAACAATATTCAATTTCTGGTTCTGCAACATTTTATGCTGGCGGTGGCGGCGGTGGCGGCGCTAGCGGTGTAACCCGTGGCCTTGGCGGTAGTGGCGGAGGCGGTGCTGGTGGACAAGATGCGGCTGGTACGGCAGGAACAGTTAACACAGGCGGTGGCGGTGGCGGTTCTTCCGGTGGAGGCACTCGCGGTGGTAACGGCGGTTCTGGAGTTGTTATTGTGAGGTATATACCATGAGTTACTATGCACTTATAAAAAATGGAATTGTTGAGCAACTGATTGTTGCTGATTATGATTTTGTACAAACTTTGCCAAATGCAAATGAATGGGTTGAAGTGTCAGAAGATGAAAACAACACAGAAAAATTTGCAAACCGTGGGTACTTGTACAACGATCAAACAAAAACTTTTTCACCACCTCAATACGAAAATCAAGAGGATTGAAAATGGCACATTTTGCAAAAGTAAACAACGGCATCGTCGAACAAGTTATTGTCGCCGAGCCAGAATTCTTTGACACGTTTGTGGACTCTAGTCCCGGTCAATGGATTCAAACTTCATACAACACACGCGGCGGTGTTCACGCTAACGGCGGCACACCATTGCGTAAAAACTACGCTGGCATTGGCTATAGCTACGACGCAACGCGTGATGCATTCATTCCACCAAAGCCATACACAAGCTGGACGTTAAACGACGACACATGTTTATGGGATTGCCCAGTTGCATTGCCAACTGAAGGCGGCCCTTACACATGGAACGAAACCACGCAAGCCTGGGATGCTGATCCCGAAGCTTCAGGTGCATGATGGATCAAATGATTTTCAACTGGGCCATTGCTGCTGCTGGTGCGCTTGGAGGTTGGATCCTCAAAGTAATCTGGGACGCCATCGTGGAACTTAAAAAGGATATTCAACGTATGGACACCAAGATGCATGAGGATTTTGTTCGACGTGATGACTTTAAAGATGCGGTCACCGACATCAAGCAAGACATGAAAGAGGGTTTTGTAAAGATGGATCGCACTCTTGGCTTGATCTTTAAAAAGCTGGAAAGCAAAGAAGACAAGGAATAAAAATGTGCCGGATCCATTTGGAATAACCGAAGGGGTAAAAGGTTTATCGAGTTCTTTAGACGCCAGCAGAGAAGCCGCAAAAGGGCTATCTAAAAGCATCCAAGGAATTCAAGACGACGCCGCAGAGGTAGCACAGCAAAAAGCACAAGAGAGAAGACGAGAAGCCAGAGAAGCAGAATTCAAAAAACAACGTGCATTAATCAAAGCTCTTGAAGAATGGCAGAGAAAGAAGCAAATCTCTGATGAAGAAGCAAAACTGAAAATTGATTTTGTAAAGAAGTACGGTGCAAAAGAGTGGGAGTCTGTTTTAAAACTCAAGCTCGACATTGAAAACCTGGAGAGAAAAAACAATGAAGACTTTCAACATGATCTTAAAGACGTTAGGCGAGTACAGTTTATGTGCTTTGCATTGGCTGCGCTCATTGCCTGGTACTTTACTTGGGGTGTTAAGTAAGTGGAAAAATAAAGGTTAAAGATGTATGGATCCAATCACCGCGTTTGCAGCAGCACAGGCCGCGGTGGCTGGTGTCAAGGCTGCGGTTAATTTATACAAAGAAGCAAAGTCTGTAGGCAGTGACGTTGGATCAATAGCCCACGAAATTAGTCATGGTCTTGGTAAGTTTTTTGAAGCACAAGAAGCTGTATGCAAAGCCGGCCAAGAGATTGAAGGCAAGGTAATTAAAACCAAGTCAGTTGATGTGCAAGCTTTTGAAAATGTAATGCGTGTCCGGCAGCTTCAGCAGTACGAGCAAGAACTAAAAGAGCTTTTGATTTATCACACACCGATGGCTGGATTGTGGGAAGACTTCCAGCTTGAGCGTCGCAAGATTCGCGAGGCAAAAGCTGAAGAAGAAAGAATTGAGCGGAACCGGATTGCAAAGATTGAAAAAGCAAAAAAAGAATTTTTGGATGATGTAAAGTTTTATGGAATCATTGGCGGGTTCATTGTGTTTTCAGTGAGCATGCTTACCTGGTTTTTTTCGTGGTTGATTGACAATAAATAAAAGCAAAGGAAAAACAATGGACATGCTATTGAACATACTTAAAGGCGCAGCACCACTACTAGCTACCGCAGTTGCAGGCCCAGCAGGCGGCGCGGCCGTAAGCTGGATTGCAGACAAGCTGGGCATCCCTGACTCTACAGTTGAAGGCGTGACTGCTGCCCTTACCGGCAACCCAGAAATGGCCATGAAGTTAAAAGAGCTTGACCTGGAATATGCCAAGATGGATGCTGCCGACCGTGACTCTGCGCGCCAGGCTTATTCGGCTGTGGCCACGTCTGAACACGCAACAAGCCTTGAAAAAATGGTTGTCCCTGTGCTTGCCCTGGGCGTTGTTGGCCTAGCTTTTCTATTGATTGGTGTGTTAATGTTTGTCAACACGCCTGGAGATCAGCAGCAGATTATTATTTTTGCTTTAGGATTTATCACAAGCGCGGCCGGCCAAGTGTTGTCGTTTTATTTTGGTTCAAGCCAAGGTTCAAAAGACAAAACAGAAGAGATTAAAGGAATGCTTAAAAGATGACACAGCTAACAGAACACTTTAGCCTGGAAGAGCTAACACACACAGACCATCGCGAGTTGGACAACACGCCAACTACAGCAGAGAAGTGCATGATTGACGGCAAAGAAGTGACGGTCAATGCTTATGCAAACATGCTGCGCTTGGCCGTATTCCTGGAAGAAGTCAAAAAGATTTTGGGTGGCAAGCCTGTTATGGTTAACAGTGGCTTCAGATCTTTGGCCGTGAATACTGCGGTCGGATCCAAAAACACCAGTGATCATCGTCGTGGTTGCGCGGCCGACATCCGTGTGCCAGGCATGACGCCTGACCAGGTTGTGCGCGCTATCATTGCAAGCGATTTACCATACCAACAAGTCATCCGAGAGTTTGATCGTTGG